TCTTTACGAGCACGTACTACTTGCTTGCGAGCATTTTCAATGCTCATAATTTGAATGGTAGACATTTGGAAACTCCTAATGAGGGGAAATTTCCCGTTCCTTCAGCTCTGTCTAGCTTACTTGCGTCTTGTGGATAATAAATTACAAATGGTTAACGACAAAGATATTTGTAGCTAACGGGTGATCCACAAGATGAACGTATTTATATTGTAGCTATTTATCTATTGGCTTGTCGAGATCAAACTCAAATATACATCCTTGTAATGCTATCTTAAGACCAATCAACTGCTCTTGATCGATGGGCTCTTGTCCTGCCCATTTATTTAAAGTAAAGCACACAGCAGAGTGCAACGCTCTTGTCGTGCGCTCATTTAATGTCATTGTAAGAGTTGTCTCTTCCATAGATACTATTGTACCTAATGAGTATCAGCCCAACACTTACCTTGATCTGCACTAGCAGTGATGGGTAGCTTGAGTTTGTAGTACTCACCAGCAAGTGGTGCTGCATCTACTAGTAGCTGTGCGACACGGTCAGCTTCCGAAGGTACAACAGACATTTGTACTTCGTCGTGCACGTACGCACAGCGTGTGTAATCAACGTCGTAGGTTAAGCCTGCTTCATCAATCAACTGCTGCCCTATCACAACCCAGCGCTTGCTGATGATAGCACCAGCAGACTGTAACAAATAGTTAAGTGCAGCATGTTCTGCTGGTACAAGGTTACCGTTACGATCTTTCATCTTCTTGCAGAAGATAGGGCGACCATCAAGGCCACGGATCCTACCGCTGTCACGTACTTTCATCTTGACTGCATCAATGAGTGGCTCAAGACCTGGGATAGCGTCTAGGAACTTACGCCTGAGCTCACCACCGAGAGACTTTTTCTGTGCTTCAGATAGTTCAGGAGATAGACTGTGGCCAAGCTTATAGTCACCTGCGCCGTAAATAAAAGCATAAGTGAGTGTCTTGACTTCTTTTCTTGTAACGCCAACACGATCAGCATTCTGCTGGTGTATATCACCATTGAGTACAGTTGCAGCAAAAGCACCATCATCAAACCTGTAAAGGTAATGCGACAGTGTCCTAAGTTCTAGGCCTTCCAAGTCAGCACCTACCATAATCATACCAGGATGGGGTAGGAACAATTGCCTAGCCCACGGTGCGCTGTTAACTTGCCCAAGGTTAGGACTACGGTGTGCGTTACGACCTGTTTGTGTAGCAAGACTGCAGCTGTGGTGGATACTTCCATCAGGTTCAATGGTATTGAGCCACGAGTTAGCACCTTCCGATAGCTGACCCATCCACTTTTGTACAGTGAGCATACGAATAAATATGATACACTCTTCATTTAGCTGTTGATTGCCTTGCTGCAATGCAACGTCACGTATTTCAGAGAGGGTAGCTTCAGTAACTTCAGGCTTGCCACTCTTAGTTGTCTTCGTGAAACGTGCACTACGAAAGGTTTGTAGTGCCCAGACAATGTGCTGACGACTAGTGGGGTTGAATGGCAGCAGCTTTGTCATAGGACAACCAGCTTCGTAGCCACTCTTCTTGTCCTTACGCTTAGGTGTAAAGACTTTGCCAGGGTTGTAGGGATACCGTTGGCAGATTGTTTCTTTAAGTTTCTCAAACTCTTGGCTTAGCTCATGCTTAACACGGTCAGCTGCAACAAGATCAAATCTAAAGCCAGACTTCTCTTGTTGTGCCATGAGCGTAGCCATGCGCATCTCTAGTTCTACGCAATCAAGCATCATTCATTCTCCGTTGTAGTAGTTCGTATAGTCGTACTGTAACTTCTGTATCTTGAATACAGTAGTCCAGCATCTCTGGTGTGTAGGTTTCCCAACCGCTGCCTTGTTTAGCAAAGTCACCTTTGAAGCACTTGAGTCTGTGACCCCATGCTTCGAGGCTGTGACGGCCATAGAGCCTGTCTGGCATACCGATAGGCCTAATCTCATAGTCACGGTCCATCACGTGAGGATAGAACAGTCTAGAGAGCACTAGCGTATCAATGACTGTACCTTTGAAATCAAAGTCATAAGCTTCTTGAATCAAAGGGATGTCATAGCCAGCAATGTTGTGGCCAACAAGTACATCAGCATCAAGCAATGTTTGGATACCCATCTTAACGCTTTGACTTGGGCGATGGTCAAAGACAAGTGGATTGTCTACTGAGCTCATGTCACGAGCAACGATACAGTGAATACTAGATCCTTTACGTAGGAGTCCAGTACTCTCAATATCAAACAAAATAGTTTGGGTCATCTTCTCCGAGCTCTTCTGTTGCGATTTCATAGGTGTCTTCTTCGACTGGATTACTGGTGTAAAGGTCCTTGTTGTTAAACTGTTCTTCTCTTTTAGCAAAGGTTGGAGCGTAGTGATTGGTTGTGAATTGTTGGTCGTCATCAAAATAGGGTTCAATAGATATGCCTAGTTCACGTGCAAGCTTAGCTGCTCGACGGAACTCGTCTTTGTAATAAGGCTCCCACTCGTGGGCCAAGATTACTAATTTTCTAATACCCATTACGTACAACTGAAAGATAGCAGCTGAGAATGGGTATCGTGTTGAGTACACAATTGCACCTTGCAAAGGTGTACCACGTTTAGCAGCAGTAGCAATAGCGTGTGTTACACAGTCAATTTCTACTTTGCACGCTGCAAGCATGCTGCGACCGTCGCCAATGATTTCTCGGTCTCTGATAATGACGCATCCACCAGGCGACATGGGATGGGTAGATGCGTTAGCAATAGTACTAGCAATGCTAATAAAATGTTTTTCTTTATTAGCGATAAATGTCGGATCATTTTCTACAATTGGCATGTCACAAAACAGTGTGTTTGTTCCTATATTAAGTAGTGAGATACAATAGTGCGACTACCAATGTTTAACGATTACGAGAACTTCAAGAAAGAATTTAAACGGTACGAAGATCACGATTGGGATTCTGTTTATCACGATGATCAGCCGAAAAAAACTGGTGCAGAACTGTTAAAAATTGTCGAAGGTTATGACAAGCCTACAGTTAAAGACAATATCAGGAGGTTTGTGCATGAGCGTTATGTAGATCCTGCAGATCCTGATAACGACGATGTTTTCTATCATCCAGAATCACAGAACGACATGGTTAATAGCCCTGCTCATTACACCCGTGGTACACAGGAATGTATTGACATTATCGAAGAAGCAATACAAGATGCACCAGATGTTAAAGCTGGCATGCTTCAAGCGCAAGCACTTAAGTACCTGCTACGTCTATGGTTAAAGAGTAATGCACCACAGGATGCACAGAAAGCACAGTGGTATCTTACTCGTTTGATTGATCATCTTACTGATTCTCCTGGCGAGTGCTAACGAGCTAGCATCTCTTGAAAAACAGCAGTGGTGGGCTAGGAAACTTGTCCACCATTTTTAATGTTTCGTGAGGTTGGATATGATCTTTCAGTTTATTGTAGACAAGCTCAACAGGATATATGCTGTGAGTGAAATACACAGCAATGCCATCGTTAAGGTCTGGATTAATGGGATCATACCAAGCTTGCGGTGTTAAGCATTCCCATGGTTCTAACTCTTGTGATACCCAGGTGTTTAGTTCTTCTAAACGCTGAGCTGTTTTAATTATATGTTGCTCTTGTGCTTGCGTCTCAGGCAAGGCAGTAAACTTATTATTGCATAACAAAGCGTGTTTCCACATCAAAGTTCCGTCTCTAATGATCAAACGACAGGGATGTACTGCGTTACCAGACGGTAGGTTATACAGAATCTCTTTCTTAAGATGCTTAGACATCAAACGTTCCCCTTCTTTTCAACGTAGTAATCGTGATCTTTGACCCAGGAATCGCCAGCGTATTCATTAAAGATGACACGTCCAATATCACGGAAGGTGTTATAGAACAGTGTTACTTTATCAATGTCTGAGATGACTGCATCCAATGGTGGACCGTAGATAATTACATTCCAAGTAGAAGGAGCGATGGGTTCAAAGCCTGTGCTTGTAGCACGCAGCTGCTTAACTCGCTTGAACGGTATGCACATAGGGTAGTCGTGCATAACCGGAGCTCCACGCAGCAGCTCTGAAGCTGACGTGAAGAAGATAAAGCTTTTGATATGACCGTTGCGATACTCGTCTACAGTTTTATTAAACCACATGCGATTGTTACGTAGTGCACCTTTTGGTGATACAAACACATTACCTTGCCAGTGTTCTTGCAAGGGGTTGATCTCTAGAGAAGGTACCGAAGTAGCGTCCACAAGAACTTGCTGGACAGGATCAGAAGTGGGGTCAAAATCAATAGAACCCATAACAGCACGTGCACGTTCAATGATCTGCGGTGTACAGTACAAGGGTAACTTAAGATTGGCAGCCTTTAGTTTATCCTGTAAATTCTGCTGTAAGCGCTCTGAGGCTTTCTGCCGACCCACCAGCAGCGACTGAGTATGTTCTTGTTCCGTCATGAGTAATGAAAGTGAATACGACGTTGTTTTCCCAGTCATTCTCATCAACTTGCTCAATCACTTGACGGAGCATCTTGATAACTTCATCATCACCAGCTGACTCAGCTGCACGTAAGTCTTCTTCAATGTCATTGCCTGACATGTAAACAGACTCACGATCGGGGTCAATTAGATTAATGAAAAGAGAACCAGCACCTTTGACTTGTACGCCATTGAGTGCGAGGTCAACCATGTCACATAGGATCAGCTCAGCTGTGATGCGTAGCTTATCTTGCTGATCTTTGGCTTCAGCACCAAAGGTATCAGTTTGTAATAATTGTTCAAGTAAGTTAGTACGTCTTGACATAATTGAATGACTCTTTAATTAGGTTAAGTGATTTAAAACTCTTCTGTGGATTCTTTTTCATTATCAGTCGGTTCTCTATAAAGCCCCTCAGCATCTAGATCTGTCTGGGTTATGTGAGTACCTTTAAGCAAGTCAGTCATGACTGCTTCAAACTTTTCAGCAAAGCCAGTATCAGGATCAAGCATTAGTGCTGCTCGCCCATCAATATCAGCAGCTTGATCTATTTTATTCTGTTCTTTCATAGCTTCTTCAATCATAAACTCTTGCACTTGCTGCTTAAGCGTATGAATTTCACAAGCAATGTCGTGACTCTCAACGTAGCCTTCGTGATCTACAAAGACGCCAACGTGTTGAGGGATAAGGTGGAAAGGATTGCAACAGTACTTGTTACCACAAGTAGTTTTAACCCCTGTGAATCCCAGGTCACCCCAACTAAACCACATAGCAACACGCTGAGGGTGATGCTGAGTAGAAGTACTAATCCCATGACGCCTCCAAGGAAACTGAGGTTGATCAGTCCTAGAGTTAATAGTGCCGTGCCAGTCCCAACAATCATCAGGTGAACCAATGTCTACTTTACTCCAAAATTTTAACGCTTTAATGCGATTCTTTTTGAGCAATCTGTTGATATCAAGAGATAGCATTCCCTCTCGTGCATTACGCACACAACGGATACAAGCCTGATGGCTATCGTATCTCATTGAGTGAGATGAATAACGACCTAGTGAGTGGCCTGTGTACAGACAAAGTTCACCTTCTTCTGCTGTGTTAGAGATTGCTTGGTTCCTACGTCCGTAAGCATGGCCGCCTACTTTCTTACTAGGTTGTGCTTCAGCCATCAGATTCGTTCCTTAGATACATATGTACCACCGTGAGCAGGGTACTGCTCTTCAGTTGGTAGTAATTGAAGTTGTTTGTTAATCATATACTCATAGCGAGTACTGTTCTCATACTTGATTGGGACTAATTTAGCCCTTCCTGTGTAGTATTCAGGCGGACCTACTACAAGTGCAGTCATTCCAGTGAGTGTTACAGACACTCTTTGGCCTAGTTTAATATCAGATTCGTTCATAGTAAAGGGTTGTTATACAGATAGTTTAATCAGAAGTCTTCCATGATGTGAGTTTCATCAAGTGGATCATCTTCTGGGCGAACCCAGAGTCTGACAGATGTACGTTTACCAGTGACTGGATTCTTACGGGTGGTCTGCTTACGACGCCAGCCAAGACTTTGTAGCACCTCAACGGCACGACGTGACTCACGTTGGCTTTGCCTGTCATGATCAAGTGACAGTGCTTTAGTAAGGATCTCTGCAGCTGTGCAGTCTTCACGGTTAGCAAGGTAGTTAGTGATCAACTCAGACCAAGGATCAGGATCACCAAACTGTTGGATGTACTCAGACATAGCAGCGATCTCACCACTAGTGAACTCATAAGGATCACCAGCACGATAAGCAGCAATGGCTGCAGCCCACAAGCTATCCCGTTCCATAGCAAGTTGCTTCCAAGGAATCTCGAAGTTAGGTGCAACTTCTAGTGGTACGAAGCGTCTGTTGCCTGTGCTGTCTACAAGGAATTGGTTACGGTTAGTCGTACCAATCATTACAAACCTACGGTTGAGCTTGGTAGGCAGGGACGCATAAGGGAAACGAACTTCGTCGCAGCGTGTAGTCACCAGGTTTTTGAAGTTCTCAATGTTACGAGCATTGAAGTACTGGTCAATCTCTGGTAGCTCAAGGAGCCAGCCAACGTGCAGTCGGTACATTTCTTTAGAGAGCTGATCAATGCCTGCTGTAATCTCAGCAAACAATGTATCAGGCACAAGGCTACGAGCAAACTGTGACTTACCAGCGCCTTGGTGACCTACGAGGATAGGCAACCAGGACATCGTACAGCCAGGGTTATAAGCACGTGCTACTGCACCGATCATGAGTCTCTGCATGGCAGCAGTTGCAACGTTGTGCTTGTTACCAAGGAAGACTTCGCCGATGCGTTCCCATTCAGTGTGTGGCTGCGTACTAGAAGCACAGTTGTCGAGGTACTTACGGATAGGACAGTAAGTATTATTACCTGCAGCGTATTGGATAGCAGATCTCATCCTTGTTTCTGGGATGAAGATACCATACTCACAAGCAAACTTAGTTGTCATAAGGTCAAGGTCATTGCCTTGCATCAAGACTTCTTTGCCAGTGGTGTCAGTGTATTCAATAGTGTTAGTCAGCTCATTTTTACGCAAGTCACTAAGCATTTCTTGCACTTGCTTGACATCGTTCTCTCTGTCAGCAGCAGCATCACTTGAGTTTTTCTTAGGACGCCCACGTTTTTTAGGAGCTTCGGCGCTATCAGGTACTGGTTCGGGAAAGTCTACAATATTTGAAGGTTGGTTCATAAGTTTTGATTTGTCTAGTACAGCGTCAATGTCAATGACTGGATCGACCTCACTGTAACCAGCAGCAGCTCCTGTTTGTGAGAACGAGAGGTGTGCAGGTAAGTGTTTAGTCCAGTCAGCATTTTGTTTCTTAGCCAGCTTATACAGCGTGGTGTGACCAGCGTGGTGGCCTAAGCCTTTCCACTTAGAAGGTCTAGTGTTCTCAGGTTTGCTGCCGTGATGACCACGACGCACCCAATCAACCCAGTTATCCCACAGGTCACCACCTACGCCAGCACAAGCTGCCATAACAGGTACGAAATAGGATTCGTATTCTCCGTCATCACTTGGATTAAGGAAGTTAGTGAGCAGCCATTGACAGCGCTCAACATCCTTTGGACTGATGTCTGCTTTTTCAAAGTCAGTAACTTCTTCGTATGCAATATCTTCTAGCAAGAAAGCAGGTACACAATTACCAGGGCGATGCTCAGTCGTTGCTTCAGTGTTGCCATACCACAGACGCTCAGGCTTTTGCCCACAGTTATCGTTGAGTGACTCAAGTCTGAGCTCAGCAAGCAACCTATTGACAATAAGCCAGTAAGCACCACGGTGTTCAGCAGAGGAGTTTAGCTCTTTCTCAAGTGGAAAGATAGCACGGAACCTATGCTCTTGTTCAGTGTGACTAGCTGATGTGTAAGTAGCAGCACACCATTGCTGTGCAGTATCTGTAGCCCAGAAGGAACGGATAGTTGTATCACCATCGAAATCGATGACAATCATGTTGCTGCCAGTAGCACTGTCAGCTTTGCGATGACGATCAGCAAAGTGTGTAGCACACCAGCCATAACCATTGGCTACCCAACCGAGCAGCCAATCCATGTCAACGTATACGTTTTTCCATCCTTTAGCTAGTAGCTGTGGATTTTGTTTGTTCAGGCAGTTCTTATTGACTGATACCTTCAGTTTCATTCTTTTCTTTGTCTATATCGTGGAACATTTGTGCACGTTTAATAAAACGTGATTCGTACAGATCCATTTGATCTCCATCAATGAAGATACCCTGAGTTGTTTCTGTAGTAGTTGCAATAATGAGAGCTTGATCACATCTGAAACCTGTTCGTTCTTCAAGGGCTAAGCGATACGCCGCCATTTGTTGAGCACATTTCTGATACTTACGAACCCCTCCGAAGCCCATCCGATCCCCCCGATCAGGAAAATTATTCATATACGGACCGTTGCTTGTCTTAAAGTCAGCGATGACTTTGACGCCACCAATCTCACCAATCAAGTCAGGGCAACCAGCAAAGAGATGTTCAGTAGACCAGACGTATGCA